TGTACCATCTGCTAAATTACCTGACTCATGGTTGTATAAATAATTTTTATCTGTATTGTCGAGTTTACCTGCAGCTATAGGATTAGTTAGAGTTGGTGCATTATCCCAAGCTGTACGAGTAAAATTATTACTAGTCGTACCTACTGCCCAAACATTTTCTGCATAGTTATAAGTAACATATCTATCTATTTCTGTACTAGAACTAGAAGCATAAAACCAAATAATTTCGTTATGCTCAGAATTGTTAGCAGCAAAAAATTTAAATCTTGAACCTTTGTTTATATCACTAAATACATAATCTAAAACTGTACATGATAATCTTTCCACATTACCTGAAGCACGATAAAAAGCTCCATCGTCCATAAAAAATACTACGTTACCTATTGAAGCAGCAGCTTTAGGAGCTATCATACCTATACCACTAGCTATCTCATTGAAAGAAAAATAAAATGGTGAGCCAACAAATCGCATAGAAAATATACTAGCGTCAGTAAAAACTAAAGTTTCTTGTCTAGTAGCTATTGCTCCAACTATTTGACTACCTGATGATAGTTTTACTCCACCAGATGAATTAGTCGCAGAAGGTGTCCAGTCCACTAAACTTTCTGAATCAGACCACCTTACAAACAAAGGATCAATAGTTGAGCTGCCTATCGGATTACAACCAAAAGCTAAAACGTGTCTATCTACATCTGAGGTCATAACTTGGAAAGCAGCTATAGGACAATCAGAAGCACCAGCTAAAGAACTAGCAAGTACACTTCTATTAGCATCAAAGAAACCATTACCTGATGTTCCAGCACTTACTCCGTTTGCACTTTGCCAAACATACAAAGGTCCACCTCTAGGTATAGCTACAGTATCAACGCCAAAATTATCCAATGACCATAAACGTAATTGATTATTTACCGACACAGGACTAGTGCTTCCAAATGTACCATCTCCCCATGTGCTTGCACCCCAACCAGTACCAGATACATATTCATCAAGACCTGCATTTATATAATACTGTCCAGCCGTACTACCACCGCCATTACCACTATCAGAACTATTTGCAGTTACGCTAAGTGCTATGGTGTATGAGTTTGCGTTGACGTTAGCTAAAACTTTGTGTTCAGTATTCAAAACGGCTGCAGTTATATTGCCACCCAAAGTTGCTGCATCTTTGAATCTAACAAAATCTCCGGGGTTGCAACCATGATTAGTATCATTAACTGTTAGCGTAGAAGAACCATTTGAAATAGCAAAAGTAACATCACCAGCAGCAGTTGTATTTCTTACTGCAGTAACATCATAAAAAGTATCTCCTTCTTGTACATATAACTTTTGATGTGTGCCAAGAATATTATAATGAGTTAAGTCTGTGTCTTTGTAAGTATGTATAGCACGACAAGTGCCATCAAAAGTATTAGGAGAATTTTTTGTCCAGCCACCTATTTTTTCTGGGCGACCTAATCTAAATCTAATCTTATCTGAATCTAACCAACCACCATCATTTGCATAAGAAGTAACTTCTTTATTGATTCCGGGTTTGAATTGAAACTTGACCAAAGGCATTTATACTGTCTCCCATGCTTCACCCTCAAAGAGCAAAGCTTCTGCTTCCCTTCTTCTGACTAAACCTTCTAACACTTCACCATTGCTTTTATTCCAACGCTTCATTTGATTTGGCACAGTATGGTAATCACCTGCATTTAAAAGTTTTAACATAGTTGAATCGTTTAAATTAGTTGGACCAAGGTTATAAGTCCAACAAACTAAAGCATCAAATTGATTTTGTTCTAAAGATACTGTAACTAATTTTTTTACATAATCTTCATACTCTATTAATTCTTCTTCAAGCCAAGCTTCAGCTTGTTCTTGTGTACAAGTATCGCCTTCTTTTACATCTTTGATTCTGCCGTAACCTATTGTGAGTTTGCCTGCTGGACAAACATAAGCTTCTAATTCACAGCCTTCAAATTTTTTAATTAAGGCTATGCCTTCCTGTGATATGTGCATATTACTCTCCCGATTTAGCAGTGGTAACTTTACGATAGTACACCACAACTTCTTTAAGTTCATTTATATACCTCTTTAGCTCTTGTGTGTTGTAAGCCATCAATTCGTAATCTGGTACAGACATAGCTAAAAAAACAACTTTGCCTTGATCTTTTTCTATAGTAGCTAAAAACTCTTCTAAGTTTTTACTAGATACCACATACCAATAAGGTTCTTTTAAATCTATCTCTCTTGGTAAAATTGGTTGAACAATAGTTCTTTCTAATGGTTTAGTAATTACTTCTACTTGTTTAGTCGGTATTAGACTGCAACTGTAAACCATCATCAAGGACATCAATATTACGACTGATCTCTTCAATACTTTCAAATACATTTTTAGTTCCTTTATTTACTCTGGGTTCTATCAAACCGGGTTTTGCAAAAGCTAGCTTACTTAAATCGTGTCTTTTAAAAACATCTAAATAGCGTTGCATTTCTGCTTCGTACTGTTGGGTTTTAGATTGCAATTCTAACAACCCTTCAGTTTGTAATTTAAAATCATTTTGCAAGCTTTCTATTGCTGCTTTCTGTTCTTTGTCTCGTAGTTCAAAGGCTTGATTTATTTGAGCTAGTCTAGAATTTTGCCAATACAAAAAACTACAAGCTAAAAATAAAATGCCTACTACACCTAATAATATT